CCAACTTTATAGCCCTCTCTACCATAACCTTCTTCTTTAACACTATGTCTTTCTTGGCGTCTCTGCTCTTGGGGGGTCATATCTTCCCAGTCTTTACCTTCTTCTTTAACACTTTCTTTTTTGGTACCACAGTCAGTACAATACTTTCCATCATCAGTAGTTTCACATTCTGGACAATCCTTTTTGGGGTCTTTACCTTCGTAAAAATCATCAGCGTCAAAATCCAAGTCGTCGTCAACTTCTTCACCATCCTCCATAGACATTAACATTTTATTAAGGTCGTCACCGAACTCATTATCTTCATCTTCGCCCATTTCAAAAAAGTCTTTAAGGTCTTCAATAGCTTTTTTAGCTTCATCCTCGTTTTCAATTCCTTTTGGTTCATCATATGATTCTTTTAAATATTTACTCACATAATCCGCTATTTTCATAATATTCTCCTTTACATTCTATTATAATATAAGTTTATTGTATTTATAAAACTCTTATCAGTTAAACTTAATTCCAGCCTTTTTAAGTATTTTAATTGCTGAATTATAAAATTCTGATGCTTCAGGACTATCAGCCTTTACCATATTTGATTTAAAGTCTTGCATTGAATCCAAGTTTTTAAACGCAGCCTCTTTTCCACCACCTTTTTTCATAACTTCGATTGTATTTTCAGCCCACTCTTCAGGGGTAAGTTTACTAAGGTAATTAAATGGATTTGAATCAATCCTATTTGGTTCATCATCACCTGGATCGATCTTATTAAAACTTTGCATTATTTTACCAACGGATTGATTTTTTTTAAGTACATTATCAATGATATCACTTTTATCCTCCGCATCGATTCTACCTTGTTTTATATATTTATTTAATCCATCATCAATTCCTGACATAGTCGATTTGACTGATAACTCGACTGGGAAGTCGCTGTCTGCTGTCCTTTCAGATTCCATCGCCAGCTTAATAATTATATTGCTATAATCGTTAATACCTTTTTGGTCTAACTGTCCAGCAACAGCTCCTTTTGCTATCATTAAAGCTAGTAATGCACCCATAGCACCCTTTTTAATACTCCTAAGCTTGTCCATAAAACCTTCGTCTAGGCTTTCAATGTCAACACCCTCATTGACTAAAAATTCTATTAGTGTATCACGTTCAAGTTTTAGTACACCTTCTTTTATTAAATATTGTTCGAAATTCATTTACATTCTCCACACAGTAATGTCATTATTTTATATTATTTATAATATTAAGACATACCAGCAAGAAACTTCTTAAGATCAATAAAGTTTTTAATATTAAAGGACATACGTTTAATATTATCCAATGTCTCTTCAAGGAACTTAACTATGTGTTCCTGCTCTTGAGTTTTCAACTTTAAGTCGTAATAATTGTCATTAGTCATAATAACAGAATTGTATTCATCTTTACTTTTCCACTCAATATCACCGTTTACTTTTTCATTTCTTAACAATTCACCATACATTCTATCCCTTTTTAGAGTCATTTTCTTATATTTTTCAAGTTCCCCAATATAAAGTGAAAGATATTTCTGGTAAAGGTTTGGTACTTTGGCTGACAGTTCAATTGCGTTATCTTCATTAAATTCAAGGTCTTCCAGAGCTCGTCTTTTTAGTTTTTTAAAATCTTCGTAAGTCATTTTAAATTTTTCCTTATTTTTACTTGACGTTTGCTTATTATAAATATAAATTAATATACAAGTATAGGTGAAGAAAAATGCACTTATTAGTCTATAAAATCATAACAGAGATTGGATATGGTGTTTTATAGGTGGCCGTACAATTATTTTATATAGTTTACAACAGTGAAGACTGAATACTATGAGTAGGACTTAACAACTCTTACACTTGCCGTAGTGGTCGTTTCGATAATCAGTAGTCTAGGATAAACACACTACCGTCCTAGTTAGTTATCGTGTAAAGACCGACGGCTATAGATCTCTTTAAAATTATTAATTTATAATTAATTAAAAAAATAAAAGTAATTAAAAGATCAGGCATAGCCTGACCAGCGTAGCTGGATAATATACAATTAATTATTATAATGTCCTTTTACCCTTGACCCGGGTAGTCTTTTTGTTTATATTTAATTTATCAGCTATTATAATGTTTAATTATAAAAAGGACGAATTAATAAATTATGTTTGTTAAATTTAAAACACTAAAGTTTAAAAATATTTTATCTTACGGTTCAAAAGAAACTGTTTTTCATTTTGAAGATGGATTACACTCTATATTTGGTAGTAACGGTAATGGAAAGTCAACATTTTTAGATGCTCTCGACTTTTGTTTGTATGGTACACCTTATAGAAGAATTAAAATTGCACAATTGGTAAATAGAGTAAACAAAAAGAATTTATGGACTGAGTGTGAGTTTGAGATAGCAAATGACTCTTATACTGTTACTAGAACTTTAAAGCCTGATAATCTATCCATTAAAAAGAATGGAGAAGATTTAGAGTTATTATCAACTAAGAAACTTAATCAAGACGAAATTAATAAAATACTTGGAATAGACCATTCATTATTTAGACAGATTATTTGTTTAGCGGTTAATTACAATAAGCCGTTCCTTTCACTCAAGTCTAATGATAAAAGGGATATTATCGAATCGATATTTAATATTAAAATATTTGGACAAATGTCAAAAAACTTACAAGAGGAACAACGTGGGTTAAAGGCTATATCTAATATTAATAAAAAGTCTTTGACTATTATGGAAGGTTCTATCCGTGACTTGAAAAGAAATATTAAAGGTCTTAAAATAGGTATTCGTGACTTTCAGAAAAACAAAACAGATGACATTGATGCTTTAACTAAAGTAATAACCGAACTAGAGGGTTTACTTAAATCAAGTAGAGAAAAAGTAGCAATTGGTTTGAAAGCTATTGAAAAAGTAAACTTACAAGACTTAGACGCTCTTATTGAACAAGTTAATGACATTGATACTAAAATTGGAATATGTGATTACAAAAAGAAATCTAACACTAAGGATTTGAACGCTCTAAAAGATGTTGATGATTGTCCTTTATGTGGTGCTGTTATTGATGAACAACATCGTTTAAGACATACTAAAGATATTAATAAAAGAATGCTGTTAGTCGAAAAAGAACTAATTGATTTTAATAAAGATAAAATACAATTGCAATCATTAATAGATGTTGAAGAGGTAAAGAGATCTAAGATAGAATTAATACAGAATAAAATTAATAAAAACAATTCCAAAATAGGTGACAGTAAACTAACACTGACTCATAAAAAAGAACAACTTGAAGAGGCAACTGAAAGAAAACAGACTATTAACATTAAAGGTTTTGAGAGTGAGTTTAATATTAAAAAAGAAGAGTATACTAGTTTATTTAAAAAAAATAAAATTGTTAGTGATGACATTCTAGTAAACGATGTTGTTCACAATGTACTTTCTGAGAATGGTATTAAAGCACATTTTTTTAGAAAGTTATTACCAATACTTAATGACAAGATAAACGAATACTTAGGTAAATTTGATTTACCAATTAGAATAGAGTTTAACGAACTAATGGATGAAAAAATAACAAACTTGTCTGGTATCACTGAACTTCCATATATGGGTTTTTCGGAAGGTGAAAAGAAACGTATTGATGTGTCTATACTACTTTCGTTTATTGAAACAACAAAAGCAATTTCAAATTGGGATAGTAACATTATTATTTTTGACGAATTGTTTGACTCGGCTACTGACACTGAAGGTCTTGACAAAATAATTAACACCATTCGTTCAATGACATTTGACAAAAAAGGTAAAAGTATCTATATTATATCACATAGACCAATGGACGATGGAATATTCATAAGTAAAATTGAGTGTAAGAAAGTAAGTGGTTTTTCAAAGATATTTGTAGATAATAATTAAGGGGATGTAAATGGCAACAAAATCGAAAAAGAAAGGATATATAGACAACGAATACTTCTTAGAGTTGCTTATTGAATTTCAGGAAATAAATGACGATACTACTGAGTGGTACAAAAGACTTCGTAATGATCGTGCTGATTTTAAAAAATTAAAAAAGAAAAAACGTAACGAGCGTATTAAGATGTTGAAGGCTGAAACTGAAGAACAAAGACGTGTTCGTGTACAAAGGCTTGATGTCGTTAAAAACAAACTTGGTAATCATTTCATGCTTATCGCACAAGGTCTAATTAAGAATCCTAAATTTATAAACTATGATTATTTCAGAAAAGAGGAAATGGTTTCTGACGCAACTTACTTTATGGTAAACTATGTTGATAGATATGATACAGAAAGAACAAATCCTTTCGCATACTTTACACAAATTGCATTCAATGCTTTTTTACAACACATTAACAAATGTAATAAGATAAGTGACACCTTCACAAACATAACATATATTGAAAATATGGACAATACAGAAGTTGGTGATTGGGATTAGTCATGAGGAAGATTTGGAGATTATGGGCTAAAGCACTAGGAGAGAAGTCTGGTCAAACCAATAAAGAAGCAGATAAGATTGCTATGATTAGAACTGTAATGTTTTTAATTGCTGTCTTATATGGTTTTATAACTAACACTGTAATTATGATGGGCGTAATACATCAGTGGTGAGAAGGAAAGACAATATTATGAATGAAGTAGCTATGATCACGGATACGCACTGGGGAAGAGCCAAGGGGAATGATATGTTCTTACAAGGACTAATTGACTTCCATAAGAAACAACTCTTTCCAACACTAAGAGAACGTGGTATTACTAAAATATTACACCTTGGTGACTTCTTTGATAACCGACAACACATTAATGTTCGAATACTACACGAAGCAATGGAACTCCTACAAGGAGAAGGTGGAGAATTTGAGTGGTGGATTTTATGTGGTAACCATGACTCACATTACCGTTCAACTATTGAAGTAAACTCTTTGAAAATGTTTAAGAAACTATCTAATGTACACGTTATTGACGATATTGAAAAGATTAATATATACGGTCTAGACATACTAATGGTACCTTGGATTGTGGACCAGGAGGACTTTGTACAGCGTGTTGAAAACAAAAATACGGATTGTGAGGTCTGTTGTGGACACTTTGAAACTATGGGCTTTAAACTCAATAATAAGACTGTAAGTAACAGTGGTATTAAGAGTGATGTCTTTTTCAGAAACTTTAAACTTTTGTTTTCAGGACACTTTCATACTAGAAGTAGAAATGAACAAGATGGTTGTGTAATACAGTACATAGGTAATGTACAACACTTAACTAGACACGACATTGGTGATGAGCGTGGTTTTACAATATTAAACACTGATACAAAAGAATATGAGTTTATTGCAAATACTGTATCACAAAGATTTGTTAAAATAAAGTTTCCTGAAAAATTTACCAAGAAAGAAATTAAAAATAACTACGTTGACGTTGAGATAGAATATAACGAAGATTACGATGAAGAGGAAGTACAGAAATATTTACGCAAAGTTGAAAAATACGAACCCGCTGTTCCACCATTCCTAAAGATTGATAAGAACTTTCAAAACTCGGACAAGGATGATTATAGAGTACAAACTGTACAAGAAATAATAAAAGAATACATTGAGTCCTTGCAAATTGATAATAAAGAAGTTATATTTGATAAAATAGAAAACCTCTATGATGAGTGTAGGAGTGAAGTGTAATGCAAGAAGTAACACGATGTCCTAAGTGTAGAGGTTTTGAAGGTAGTATTGATATTAAAACAAACAAATTCAAATGTAGTAGATGTGACTTCGCTGGAAGTAATGTAAAAATGGATTGGTATCAGTACATTGATGAAATTGAACCCAAAAAGGAAGATTAGATGATTGATGAGGAACAGATAAAGGCACAGATGAAAGACGAGTCCACTCCTTTAGTATCGAATGAGTTGGCAGCTTTTGAACAACAACTTAAAAATGTTGGACAGAAAGTACCACAGCCACAAGTACAGACACCACAACAGGTAAAGATTCAAAAGAACTTAGTATTAAGTTTTGTTTCAGATTATTCTGGTTGTGGGCATATTCGTAATGTATTTCCAATGCAATTTCTTAATGCTGTGTTTGGGAAAAACAATCAACTAATTAATATTGTGACACCTGTATGGTTATGGCAACAAGACTTATTAATGAGAGCACGTACAGTATACTTTCAACGTCAGATGACCAAGCAACATTTTGAAATACTTTCAAAATATAAGGAACTTCAAAAACAGTATAAGTTTAAAATGGTTTGGGATATTGATGATTTTATTTGGGGACACAACGAGGAACAAGGTGGAACTAAAGAAGATGGTGTTCCAACATATAATTTTGGTTGGGTAAATATTACAGATGAAGTAAAAGAGTATTCAGTTAAGATTATGAATTTAATGGACACTTGTGTTTTTAGTACACAATACTTAGCAGACTATGCTAAAAATGAACTTGGTGTAACTACTGAATGTATAGTAATGCCAAACGCAATTCCAATGTATTTTTGGGGTAACACAATTAAAAATGATATTGTAAAAGACATTGAGAAACCTCGTGTACTATACACAGGTTCACCGACACATTACAATAATAAAGATAAAAAATTAGGAGATTGGGATAATGCTTGGAAAGATTGGGTTATTAAAAGTGTGGAGGAAGATACGATTGAATTTGTTGTTATGGGCGGCCTGCCTTGGTTTCTTGAAGGAATCAAAGAAAAAATAACAATAGTACCATGGGTTGATTCATATAGATATCATATAGCTGTTAAAGAGCAAAGGGCACATTTCGGGATTATGCCACTTGTTCCAAATAACTTTAATCATAGTAAGTCAGACATTAAAGCTATTGAACATTATGCTGATGGTGTAGTTTGTATAGGGTCTACATTTACAAATGGTAAACCAAGTCCTTATGATAATAATCCAGTAACAATGCCTGATAATTGTACAGTAGAAGATATTGATACGATGTTCGAACATTTATGTAAAGCTGAAAACTTTAATAAAGTCAAGAACGAACAGTATAATATACTAAACAAAGATGCTCGTTTTATTGAACACCCCGAATATGTTAAGAAATTAACATCAATTATTTGATATGTTTGGAAAAAGTGAAAAAGTGTGTATAGCGTTCTCCGGAGCGCTGTTCGACAAAAACGATGTACAGGACTTGCTATTTATGAAATTAGGTCAAGCAGTGTGTGCCGAGTGTGAGTATGATACTTTTAAGATGTTCGAAGCTTATTTAGAAATGTCTGAATTTGTTTCCCTATTTGGAGAGTTATTCTTACTAGACGCTGCAGATTTTGATAAACATAAAGACTCTAAGAAATGGTTTATTGGTGTCCATCTAAAACATATACCTGAACGGATGAGTAGAAAAAGATTTAATATAGATGTTCGTGAAATGCTTGTTAAGTGTAGGTTAATAGATGAATCGGAAGCTGATGCGAATAGAGTAAAATTTTATTTTGATGTTGCCACTGTAAAATGTTGACACTAGTCTTACTCATTACTATATTTTAGCCATACTTAATATTTGAAAGGTATTAAATGATTGAAAATGAAATAAGTATTAGTGGGATTAAGAGGATATTAACAAAAAATAGTAAAGTGTTAAATATTACACATAATGATATGGATGGGATAGGATGTACCATTATCCTATCCAACTGTATTAATAATGTTGAACATATGAAAGCTAGTTATCCCACAATAGATAATATGGTTCGGAGTATCAACTTCGATAACTACGACTGTATCATAATCTCAGACATTGCACCTGAGAAGCTTAATTTTGACGAACTAACTGAAGAACAATCTAAAAAGATTATTTTATTGGATCATCATCCAACTGCGTTGCGTCATCATGATCCTATTAATAATAAATTTGTATACGAAGGAAAATCAGCTACACATTTAGTTAAAGACTTTAGTGAGCTTGTTTTTGGTTACGACTTAGGTTATCTTACCGAACTTGTATATCTAATTAATGATTATGATATGTGGGAACACAATGATCCAAGAAGTAAAGAACTGAATATGTTATACTATTTCTACTGGGATTTAAAGTTCAAACAAAGGTTCTTTGATGGACAGTTAGAGTTTAACGAAGATGAAGTAAAGTTCTTTAAGAAACGAAAACACGCATTCGATGAATTATATAATAACTTAGAAGTGTTTGACCTTGACAGTATTAAAGGTTGTTTAATTTCTTGTGACGAATTTGTGAATGATGTTTGTGAAAAACTAAAAGAAGAAGGTTACGAAATAATCTTTGCGAGAAATCCAAACAGTAAGAATGTATCAGTACGAAGTTCGGTTGAAGGATGTAACATTGGTGAATTACTTAAAGAGTTGGGTATTGGTGGTGGACATCCGTATGCTGGTGGAATGCACGCACCCGACTTGAAAATTTTTCAAAATAATCTAAATTTAATAGAGAAAACAATTTATCAGAAACATGAAAACGCAAGGAAACGATAATGAGTAGTGGTGGTTTTAAAAACATTTTCTATGACTATAAAACAAACAAAATACACCTTACAGAAGTGTGGAACGGTAAAAGTGTAAGATTGGTTGAGGATTTTAAATTCTCTTACTATGTCGAAGATAATACAGGTCAATCAGACATACATGATGTGTATGGTAAAAGTGTTAAACCACAAGTAAGTGAAACACGCGAAGACATGCAAAGTCTTAAAAAGTCTGGGTTTTATTTATGTGAATCAGACATTGCACCTGATATTAAGTTTTTACAAGAGCGTTATGCTGGTGTAAAGATGGATAGTGATATTGATAACTTTAATATTTGTTATATTGATATTGAACTAGCTTCTAAAGAAGGAAGATGGCAACCAGAGTTTGCTGAGGCGCCTATTAATTTAATTACTGTCAAGTCTAGTACATTAGGTAAGACATTTACATTTGGTACAACAGAATTTACCAAGACAGGTAGTAAGTATGTTGAGAACTATGCTTATATACCTGATGAATTGAATATGTTGAAATCTTTTGTAAAATGGTTTAGAAAGCAGAAGTTTGATATTGTTACTGGATGGAATGTTAAAAAGTTTGATATTTATTACATTATCAATCGTATTAAAATTATTGAAGGTGAAGGACTTGAAAATAAACTTTCACCAATTAATAAGGTTACATATAATAAGCGTTGGGATGAATATAACATACCAGGAATTGCTATTATTGACTATATGGAACTTTATAAAAACTTTACGTTTGTCAACTTACCAAGTTACTCGTTAAACGCTGTTGCTAAACATGAGTTGGGTGATCAGAAGATTGACTTAGATGGACAGATTAATACTATCTATGAAACTAATTGGAATAAGTTTGCTGAATACAATGTACAAGACGTATTACTTGTTGAACAGCTGGAACAGGAGAAGAAGTTTCTTGAACTTACAATTAGTTTATGTTATCAAGCATTAATACCATTGGAAAAAGTATTTAGTTCAATTGCTGTACATGAAGGCTATATTATGAACTACCTACACCAAAACAAAATGGTGATGTCTGATAGAAAAAAGGATCATATTGATTGGTGGAAAGATGGTGAATATTATAATGTAAAGGGATACTTACAAAATACTCGATGGGAAGATAATGAAAAGAGTTTTAAAAAAGGTTTTGTAAAAGGTGGACACGTTGAAGCTGAACCAGGATTCTACGAGTGTAATTTATCTTATGACGTTGAGTCATTTTATCCTCACGAAATAATGAAAAACAATATATCACCTGATACAAAGGTAATACTTCCTGAAGACCGTACTGACTTAATAGAATCATCTATTAACGGAGTATTTTATCGTAAAGATAAAAAGGGTATATTACCAGTAATTACTAAAAAGATTTTCAGTGAACGTAAAGAATTTAAACAAAAAATGTTTCAAGCGAATAAGGAAGGTGATAAAGTAAAAGAAAAGTTTTATGACTCACAACAACACATTCGTAAAATTTTAATTAACTCAATGTATGGAGTGTTAGCAAATGAAGGATTTCATTACTACGATGTCGATAATGCCAGAGCCATTACTAGGGGCGCTCGTGTTCTTATTCGACATTTGTCAGATACGGTAAACGATTACTTTAAAAATTATTGGCATAAGGTGGCACATAAGTATTTAGACACGGATTGTAAAGAACCAATCTTAAAGGATGTAGTATGTGTTATTGATACTGACTCGAACTATATTAATCTTGAGGAAGTGAAGGCTAAGTATGCACCTGAAATGGAAATGCTTGAATTTGCTACAATTATGGATGATAAAGTTCTTACACCATTCTTTAAAAAGGTTTTAACAGTATATGCTAAGAATAGAGGTATTGAAGATATTATTAACTTTAAACGTGAAGGTATTATTACTAAACAGTTTGTTCTAGCAAAGAAGAAATATATTACTGAGTTACTTGCAAACGAAGATAAAATATATGATCCACCTTTGATTAAATATACTGGTGTTGAAGTAGTAAGAAGTGACACACCAATATTTTGTCAGGATAATATTAAAGTTGTTGTAAACAATATCTTTGCTACACTTGATAAAGAAAAGACACTTACTATTTTACGAGGTATTAAAAAAGACTTTGTTAAACAAGATGTTGAATTAATTAGTTCTGTGAGTGGTGTTAAGGAATATGAGAAATACAGAGTACCACTAGACAAGGGTACATTGAGATATAAACCTTCTACACCAATACACGTTAGAGCATCAATATGTTACAACGCAATGATAAAAAGACAAAATTTAGACTTAATGCCGGTTGAAAATGGAACAAAGATTAAGTATATTTACTTAGAGGACAAGAATGTGTTCAACACGAATGTTATTGGTTATGTTGGTAAGTATCCAGAAAACTTTAAAGAACATTTCAACATTGACTACAACCTACAATTCGAAAAAACATTTTTAGGAGTTATTAACAGAATGTTTACCGCTTTAGAGTGGGGACCTGTTTTGTTAAAACAATCAAAGATGAAAGGCTTTATAAAGAAAAGGAAAAAATAATATGGCATCGATTCATGATAAATTTTTAAAAGATAAAACACTATTAGAAAAGGTTGGAGATAAGAACCGTAAGTTTGAATATATCTCGACAGGTTGTTTAGCTTTAAATATTCTACATAGTGGTAAAATTAAAGGGGGTATTCGTAAAGGTACTATTGACCAGATATCTGCAGATAGTTCATTGGGTAAATCATTTATTGGTCTGTCTATTTTAAAGAACGCACAAAAGGCTGGAATGGACTGTATTGTTCTTGATACAGAAAAATCATTTGATTATGGTTGGGCTGAGTCTATTGGTATTAAAACAGATAAAAAGAATTTGGCAATTCTACAAACTAGTAATATTACATCACTTAAAAAAGCATTACAGATTGCAAAAGCTGGTAAGGATCGTAGTCAACGTGAAAACACTTTCATTTTATTTGATAGTTGGGGTACTCTTATTACTGACGTTCTTGTTAAGAAAGCAACTGAAGGTAGTGAAACAAAAGATATGTCATTACCGGTTTGGAAGAACGAATTAGCAAATCACTTAAAAGAAACTGATATGACTTTTTATGTTGTAAACCATATCTATGACAATACAGGTGGTATTGGTGACCCACTTAAAGTACCTGGTGGTAAGAGATTGTATTTTAACTCTAACTCAGTTGTTATGTGTAGTGGTAAGTCAAAAGATAAAAAATCTGATGGTTTCATTAAAGGTCATATCATTAAGGCGTTTAATCATAAAGGACGTGGTGCTGTTGAAAAATCGACTAAACTTACATATCGTATTAAGCATGATGGTGGATTAGATCCTTGGTATGGTTTACTTGCTGACGCTCTTGATCATGGTTGTGTGTATAAACCTAAGTTAGGATACTATCTAAGATCTTTAGATGACGAAACCAAAGTTAAACCGTTAAAAGAAGATGCTATATATACTCCTGAGTTTTGGGTTCCAGTTTTACAAAATACTGACTTTGATGAATATCTTGAAATGAAATATACATTTAAGGATCGTAAGATAGATATTAGTGATGATGATGTTTTGGAAATGATTTATAATAAAACTGAAACCGTTGATGATGTAACTATTGAAGAGGACTATCATGAAGAGGACTATCATGAAGAGGATGAATAAAATTTGTTGCTATTAATTGATATTAAGTTATATTTGTAAAACAAATGAAGGCGAGTGAATGACAGAAACAGTAACGACAGAAGAACAAGTAATTGATCCGATTTTCTTTGAGAAGATGTTACTAAAACTACTATTTGTAAATGAGGATGTACGAGATAAAGTATATCCTCATTTAAAACCTGAGTTGTTTGATGTTTTTGAACATCAAAATATTGTTCAAGATTATTTAACATATAAAGAAAAATATGAGAAGTTTGCAAAAGTAAGTGAGTTGAAACTTTATTCAAAAGATAAAGAGGTTTTTGATACATTACTTGATGTAATGAAGATTGACGAGACTGAGTTTAACTCTACACAACTTCTTGATGAAGTTGAAAGTTTCTTTAAAGAGAAATTAATTTGGAATGACATCAATAGTATGGTTGATGCACTTAAAGAAGATGTTGATAAGGCTGCTGACTTACCTGATAAGATGAGAGATTCTTTTTCTTTTAGTTTTGATAATTCAGTGGGACTTGACTTCATTGATGACTTCGATACTTTGTACGAGGCTATACACAATCATGATAAGACTGTTAGTTCTGGAATTAAAATAATTGACCAGATAATTGATGGTGGATTTCATGAGAAGTCGATTACATTATTTTTAGCAGGTACAAATGTTGGTAAGACATTAGTACAATGTGCATTCGGTTGTAATGCACTACTTGCTAATAAGAATGTATTGTATATCACATTTGAAGAAGATGAAAAGAAAATATCAAAGAGATTTGTATCTAACCTACTGGACATTGAAATTAATGACTTGAAGTTAGTGTCAAGAGAAAAACTTAAAGCTAAACATGACAAAATTAAAAAACAAGTTTCAGAAAAATTAATTATTAAAGAATATCCAGAGGGTACCATTAGTGCTAATCATATTCGTAACTTGTTAAAAGAATTACAAATGAAAAAGAAATTCACACCTGATATTGTATTTGTTGATTATATTGGTTGTATGAATCCGAATGGTAAAGTAAACACTAATATCAATTCTAATGATACTTTAAGACTTGTTACAGGTCAAGTAAGAGCTTTGGGAATGGAATTTGGTTTTCCAGTAATTTCAGCAATGCAAGCTAATCGAGGTGGTATCAATAGTTCAGAGTTGGACTTAACAGATGCAGCAGACTCTATTGGACAAGCTTTTAAAGCTGATGCTATTTTCTCTATTACACAAACAGACGAGTTAAAAGAGGCTGGTCTATATAATTGTAAATTAATTAAAAGTAGATTTGGTTTGAATAGTTATAAGTTCAGTATGGGAGTTGATGTGCCTAAGATGAGACTCTTTGATTGGGATGACGATAGTGTTGAATTATCAACAACACCTAAACCACCACCAGGTGTACAAAAGGATATTGTGGATGATGCAGCTGTAAATATGGTAAAGAATGGAATGAAAGATAATAAAGATGTCAAGCGTAAAAAAT